TTTGGAGCTACAGTAAACTTTAAATCTTCTTCCATGTTAAAAACATTTCTCCACGCGTTATTAGCTAATGTGTAATCAGAAAGTAAAGAACTAGCTTTAGCTCTTAATTTTGGTTTTATAGACTGTATAATCATTGACATGTTAGCTGGTATAAACTCTGTTTGAGTTTTTCCATCGTCAGAAATTTCTTGATAAGCTTTATCTAGTAATAAAAAAGGATCATTATATTGCAAGCTTTTATCTAGTATGCCTATAGGTTCACCAGCAGAATCCAACGTGCTAGGAGATTGTAGCATTTTAATGTTATCACCCTTTAAGTCAAGTATAAGACCAGGATCATAAGCTAACCACTGTAAAGCTGGTTTGTCTACTATTTCACCGTTCAGTATAGAACCTGAGTATCTAAGTCTAACTTCGCCGTCTACCCCTATATAATATTTTTCTTCAGAATTACCTCCATCTAGTCCATTTCTTATAACCATAGTTTTACACCATGTAGGTGTTTCTCCTCCAACTAAAGCCATACCTCCTGGCTGACCTGGAAACTTCATACCATCTCTACCAAAATACTCTAATAAAAACAAAGGATCATTTTCTTTACCTAACTCTATAACTTTATACAGCTCTTGAAGAGACTTTTCTAAAGAACCGGTTTGAATACTAGCGTCTCTTCTTTCTGTTCTATCTTTAGCGTTTTCAACGGTAGCGCTAGAATGATATATACCCCAAATCAATTCGTTGCCTAATTCAGCTAAAGCTGGGTTTCTTATACTACCTTTTTGAGTTTGTATTAAAGCCGCTTCTGTATTTTGAAAAAACCTAGAAGAAACATCTCTTTGCACTTGCGCAGCTTCTTTTTGAGATTTAGACATAGAAGCTTCAGCTTTGCTAATGCTGCTAGAAACCTCTTCAACAACACCATAAGCAGCGTCATTCCAGATCTTATTAACCTGTTTGTTTATTGTAGTAAAATTGTTGTTTTCAGCCATTTTAATTTTGTTTATCCTGTGTATGCTGCTTTGCTACCAAATATATTTCCAACAGCACTTATTCCGCCTCCAATAGCCGCACCTTTAGCCGCGTTAGCCGATTGCATTCTCTGGCTTGCGTTGTCTATTTGACCTTGTTTTCTGTTTAACTGTTGCTCGGTTCTACTTTCTTGAGTTTCAAACTCGTATATAGCTCCTTCTACATCGGCCTTTTGCACTTTTTCAGCTTGGCTTAGACCAACATTCTGAACACGTTTAGCTTCGGTCATCTCTATACCCTGAAGTCTTTCTTCTCCAGAAGCTCTCATTTTTTGATTGTTAGCTTCTTGTTGTTCTATACTGGCGGCAACGCCTTTTTTACTTTCTAAAGCCATTCTAGCTAAAGCGGTTGCTCCACCAGCGCTGGCACCAGTAGCTCTAAGAGTATCAAGGGTATTAGCTAAAGCTATATCAGCTTCTTCAACTTGCATTTCGGCAGCCGCTGTTGATACAGATAAATTAGCAAATGGATTTGATGCCATGTTACTTACATCTGAAACCATATCTGATAAGTTAGTTACACCTTCATAGGGATTTATGACGTCTTGTCTATTTAATTCTAGTTCCTCTAGCTCTCTTTGAGCTGTCATCATTTGACCTTTAGCTCTTTGCTTGCCTTGATGCGCGCTTATTGCACCTACTGCTGAACCTGCTACGGCTACTGATGCTCCAATTATTGCTGCTGTTACTATTCCCATTTTATACTATTTTTTTTGATATTTCATAAGAAGGATCTTTATCTATTGTGTAACCTAAATCTCTATGTGTTTCAATCAAACCCTTACTTCTACCTATGCTTAATATTACTTCGCATCCGCTAATCTTAGCAACGTGCTCTAGGCCTGATACTAGAAGTTCACTAGCTTGTTTTCTGTCGTCTTCTCTATAGTCGGCATTAGAAACTATCCACTCCATCCAGCCAATTTTAGAATTAGTTGTATATATAAATCCAGCTATAATTGCTATTCCGTCTTTTTCAACTATAAGTCCACCAGTTCCATTTTCAGGTAGCAGAGCTTTAGTTGGATGCGTTTGCCAATCAGGCCACATTTTCCAAAGGCTAACTAAAGTATCCCAATCAGATTCTTTTAGTTTTCGTATATTTAATTCCATTTAATTTAATTTAATATGATGACTCTACGTAATCTGAAGAGACTGCAAATAATTCTTTCATTCCACCTGGATCAGTAACATTATCTGTTGAAGCTGTTACAGTTGCAAAATAACCTTTTATACCAGTCATTGCTGCGCCCCAAGCATAACCAACTTTTGCTAGATCTGCATTGTTTTGAAGTTCAACTTCACCAGCTGACGCTGGACTGCTGTTTACAAGATTAGCCATATACTTATTTTCTTTTCTAGTAAATCCAGCATGATTGATAGGTGGTATTAATCTAGTTGTACCATCTCCATATTCATTGCCAAGATTATCATAAGAACCTTGATTATAGCTATACACTTGAACTGTAGTGTCTTGATCATTAGCCGCGCTATTTACTGTGTTTGGTGTATTTACACCTGTAATGTCAGACGCAAAAGAATTTATTTGCCAACCGTTACTACCCTCGTAATTAACAGTTTTAAACACCTTAGACATGCTTACTTTAGGATTAAAAACAAAAGTAACACTTGATTTGTTTTGAACGCCGTAGAAATTACCTCTTTTAGCTCTTGAAGAGTGATGTAAATAAAGAACACCATCCTTCATAGTGTAGAAGTTATTTTTTAAACTAACGCTTTGATCTGGTTTGAAACTAAAAAAGCTTGGGAAACCATTTACACTATCATCAAAGGCTAAAGTAGAATAACTACCGTCTGAAGGTTGTAAAGATAATATATATTGTTTGTTATGTATATCCCAACCACCTACAGATCTACCTAAACTAGACACATTAGAATCTAAAGTGCTTAATTCGTCTCTAAAGAAGTCAGACATACCATAACTAGATATTTCCGTTAAACCGTCATTAGAAAGCCTTAAAACAGCATTACGGTCTTTATCGGTAAAGTACTTTCTAAACCCGTAAACCGCAAAACTTTCTGGATTTCTACTTATACCGTAGTTACCTTTGTAAGGCTGTACAGCTCCAATTACTAAATTAGATGATGTTACTGTTCCACCTCCTTCTGCAGAATATATAGCGTCTTTATCTATCAAGGCTCTACTGATTTTAGATTCTTGAAATATAGTTAGATTTGTGTTCTCAGCGTATAATCGCTGTATTGATCCATTGGCCGGATTAACACTTTTAATAATGTCTTCTCCAATAGAAAAAACATTAGTGTCGTTTATACCTGTTCTAGAATTAAATATACCTGAATATATCATAGAATTAACCCTAACAGATGCGTTTGGATTATCTTCTACTAAATAAGCTTTAACACCTAACTGAACAGAGGTATTGTTATAGCCTCCTCGTATTCTAGATTCTTCTACAGCCCAGTTTTTAGGGTCAACTACGGCTGTTTTAGGGTACGTGTTGTCTCCTCTAGAGCCATTCCACACAGGAAGATCTGATGCACCAAGAGTTTTTCTTAGTATAAAACTGTTGAAATATTTAACTTCTATTACTCCCATATTATATTATCACCTATTATTATTGAAATGTACTATGATTTACCTGTTGCTCAAATCCCCGCTGTTACAAGGTTTAGCTGTTCCTTTTATTTTTTTACCAGTAGAATCGAATTGAGCAACCCATCTTCTGTTCGCTATACTAGCTCCATTTAACAAAGAAGTATCGTTTGGTGTGCCAAATCCAGAAACTCCAGAGTTTTCAGATCCACTTTGTGTATTTAAAGGATTACCTTGATCGGTTAATGCAGAATAACTATACCAATTATCGTTGGCTATAAACCCAGTAGCTAGTTCAGTTAAATCAGCATCATTATAAAACTGAGTTACATATTTGTGAGACCACTCTCTTGCCCAAACTTCTTTTGTTGGATTTTGGAATGATGCTTGGAATTCTATAGCAGTTGGAGTTGAGATTTTATATCCAAAAGAAGAAGGCGTATTAGCGTCTTTGTAGTAAAAGTCTCCAAAAGAAACCCTAACGTCTATGTTAAAATCAGTTAACAAAGGACCACCAGCGTAAGCTCCGTTACTTCCATTTAAAATCCAATTAGGCATAAAGGGTTGGTTTGGCGTAGGAACCATTCGTGCATATGGTTGTCCCTGTATGCTTTGTGGGTATTTAACTAAAAGTCTATATTCACCAAACCTATCAGGAGACGATTTGTATCCTTGATCTTTACCAAAAACAAACACCTTAGAAGATGTAGCCGAAGGTATTTTATTGTTGCTACCTTGAGTAGATACGCTAGCATTCAAATTTGACGCTCCAACCCATTGCGATGTAGAAACAGCTATGTTTTCAGCTAGTTCTCCTTGTTGAGGCAATGACCAAGGGGCAGAAGTAGTAGAATCAACTAAAACACCTTGAGTTAAAAAATTATCGCCACCTATACTCGAACCTGCGCCTGATAAACCTAATTGATTTTGTTGGGTATTTCCAAAACTGATATCTTTACCTTCTACGTCTGTCGCTGTAGTCCAAGCGCTCGTACTGTTTGGTCTGTATTGCAAGTAGGCTAACCAAGATACTCCAAGTTGATTTTCCGCGCTAATGTTTTGTTCTCCTCCAGATCCTGCAAGTCCGTAAGAATCGTCACTGTAACTAGGCCAGCCTTTAAATCTAAAATCTAACTTAATATAAGCGGTACCCTTTTTTAAACTACTATCAGAATTGTCACCAGTACCAAAGTAAGAAGGTTTATAATTTTCATTTTTCCATCTATATTTATTATCTTGATCATCAACGGGATTTGAGCTTGATTCGTATATTCTGTAGTCTCTATTAATGTCCGCACCTTGTAGACCAGTGTTATTTAATACAAAATCAGTTCCGCCTACAACTCCTGATACATTTTGATAAGCATTTCTAGAACCGGTTCCAGATCCTGTTGATATGAATCCACTAACAGGTATTACAGATGTATCTATTAAAGAAGGGTCACTATAGTCAGAACCCCAGAATAAACCAGAAGATTGTAATCCTTTACTTAAAATTTTACTTTGCAAACCTGATGATCCAAATTCTAGGTTAGTCTGTTCTTGGCCAAAAGCAATAGAAACATTCTGAACAACCTCTTTAAAACCTGAATTGCCTTCAGCGTCTTTTAACACTAGATTAAAGCTATAACCTCCTCTAGCTGCGTTTCCTGGATCAGAAAGCTGTCCTGTTGAACCTATAGTTTGCACGGTTAACACTGGAGTAGCTGGAATCTGCGAACCGCTTTGAATACTCCATTTTAAGTCTAATAATTGATCGGCACCTGATAAGGCTGTAGCTCCATTTTTACCGTAAAACGTATATAAAACCGAAGATTCTGGTCTGTCTGCAGGAGCATCAATAACAGGAGGAACAGCAACTCCGGTATATCCATCTATTGACGGAGATTCGTTACCAAGAACACTTATAACTGTTCTAGTTATCGTGGCTGGAGGCTGAGGTATTCCGGGAGTGTCGTTTGTTATTGAAAAAGAAAAAGTAAATGTATTTTGAGATCCATCTGCTCTAAATCTTTTTGGATTCGCTACAGTTATTAAGTATGAATCGTAGCCTAAGGTAGGGCTACCAGTAGGAGAAGGGCTGTTTGCATTGATTTTAGCAAATACAAAATCAGACGTTATGTCAACACCTGCACTGCTTACGTTAAAAGAACTTACAGGAATAGAACTAAACTGCATAGGTTGAGCTCCAAGACCGCTGTCTGTAGACGGAGCAAAAGGAAGTTCTGTTACGGAATCACCAGCTATAGAAGCTTCAGTTTGTATATAGTTAAAATTAAAAAAGCCACTAGCGCTGTTGTCTGCTCCGGCAGCTTTGTTTAAATCTGATATTAAACCAGCTGTTGAAGTTTCCCAGAAAATATCTAGTAAAGACTCTACAGGTGCTGTTTCGAATATACCTAATAGTATATTATAATCTAGTGGTATTGTTCCCGTGCTTACCTGTTGAGATCCTATCGGAAGTGGTAGAGTTTCTGGTGGATTTCCTACGTTATTTTGAGCTAACCTAGCTACATATGGATTAGAGTCTGTTTGATATATTGTACCATAAGGAACAATAGGATCAACATCGGCAAATAAATTATTTTGCTCTGATATAGTAACAACAGTTTGAGAGTTTATTTGAGGATAATATGGTATAGTGTTTGATGGGGTTGCTGAGTTTTCAGGAGTAACTCTACCAAACAACTGAACTTCACTGCCATATTGTTTTTGCTCTGGACCAACTTCAGTTAAGTTTCTAGGAACTTTATTTATATTGTCACCTATAAGAGTTATATGCGCTATTGAATTTTCAGGATCTGGTGGCACACCAGTAGCACTAATGTAATCTGGATATCCGTTTAATATACCAGGTAAATACACATTGTAATATTCTTGTTCTGTTTGCTTCACAACAATTTTATAAGAATACCATCCTAAGGGATTATAGTCAGCACTATTAGGATCTCCATTATATAAGCTAGGATATCCTTTTATCGTTTGATCTTCTAAAGCAGAAGGTATTGGATTGTTTAATAATATTTTTAAAGAGTCTCCTGGCCATGAATCAATATCATTAACTGCTGGATCTGCTGTGTATGGATGATAAAATGTTGAACCTCCAAAAATAATGCCAGTAGCTATGTCTGTTTGTTTTTTGTCTGTAACAGGGGAAAGTATAACTGTTGATTGTCTTCCATATCTATCAGACAACACAAAGCCAGCTTGATAGTTTCTATTTTGTTTTACTGTGTGCATTGGATACTCTCTCTCACTGGTAGTCCATGTAGATTTATTATCACTACTCACGTCAAAATTTTCTTTTGGCGTAACAGCTGTATCATAATCTATTGTAGGCGGAGGAGTGTGCTTATCTTGAAAATTACTATAAACAATTCTATTGCCTATAACCTCTTGGCCAAAAGCCTTAACGGGAACCTTATCGTAAACTCTTATTATTTCACTTTCTGGTAGAGTTTTATAAGGTTTTCGAGATTGATAGTCGTAAAGATAATTAAATGTAGTGTTAGCTGATCCGTCATTAAGAACTTTGAACGAGCTAGATGGCACTGAGTCTAAAACTTTAACAGTTAAAGAATCTGACTCTTTGTATAGTATTTCTATTTCAGAAACATTTAACTTACTGCTTAATTCATTCGCTGCAAACGGAAGAGGTACGTAAAGCCCAACACTATTTACTTTGTTTTCCATGAATCTAACTATAGTACTTCTATAAGCATCATCTTCATTGTCTCCTAAAAAATAACCGTCTTGCTTAGGAATAAAAGCTTCTTGAGTGAAAGGAGCCATTATCGACTGCTCTCCATCAATAAATTTAAATCTATAGCTAAACGTAACAAATTTATCTTCTAAATAATCAGGATCTCCTGGCCAATCCGCGTTATAATATGGATTAGCACTTCCGTCTGGAAGATTCAACGAAGTAACATCTTGAAGAGAACTTACGTAAATATTAGATGGTTGATTTGGAGGACCGTCAAGATAGTACAAATCAATAACTTCATAAGGATTATATTTAGCAACAGATATAGTATCTTCGCTTGTATAATATGTAGGCGCTTCTAATACGTCTGGATTAGCAAGGCTTAAATTTATTTTTCTAGGTTGATTTCTATTATCAGTCCAAAATAATAAGTCTTCTAAAACGTTTATACCATATATAGGATTATTTTGAGAAAAATTTAAAAAAGATCCTTCAACTAGTTTTACAGTAGTTGTCGTAAGTGTATTGTAAGAATATATATAGTTATTAGACGTAGGCGAATATTTGTTGTTTTCCGCTTCTGTGTCCGGCCCATAGTCTGTTAAAAATACATATATGTTAGCCGAATTAGTGTCAGCAAAAATACCTATTGATTTTAAATTACAACCACATCCTGATAAAACGCTAAAATCTACATCTCCTTGTGTTGCTACGGCTGGAATATTTCCAACAGCGTTTTCTAAAGCACCTACATCTTCGCCTTCTGATTTACTAACTTGTATATTTTGTCCATCACGATATTCACCTGAAGGCAGCAGTCTGCTATCCAGGTCTTTATTCATTTTAGACTTTATAAAAGCATTTTTAACTTCAGCCATTCAATTTAGTATTTAATCCATTTAGATTTACCTCGAGCAATCTGAACAAACTCATTTAATTTTATATTTGACAGTCTAATCTTAGCGTTTCTAAGTTTAGCACTTTTTTCACGTCTTAATCTTTGTATAACGTATTCTGGTTGGTTAATTCTAGTAGCTAGTATTGCATGACTTATATGTGCATACAGTGCCTCTTCAGCTAACTTAGGTATCTTCATGTCAGCGTCATAGCCTAGACCGTCAGAAATATATTCTAATACTATAAGCTTATTAGCAAGATCACTAGAAAAAGACATTTTACCGTTTCTTTCATTTATAGTAAACCATCCGTTGATTTGAGCTGTCTCAGGTTGTAGTCCATATCTTTGGCCAATATAATTATCTCCATACATTCCTGGATAACCTAGACCATCTGATAATAACATACCAGTTAAATTACTTTGAGCTGCATTTATTTCCTCTAAATTATTAGTAGCCCATCTATCTTCTGTTATAGAAGTAGTATCTATGTTTTCACCTAAATTGTCTTGTATAGGTAAACCATCAGCATCTTGACCTGGTATCTCGTAAGGATTAGTAGTCAAGGTCGTAGGGTATATGATATGCTTAACTCCTTGATTATCAATCCAAGAAACATTTACGTAATTAACATAATCTTGAGGAAGCGGTATACTTAAATTACTAGGTATGTTTAGCTCTTGAGATCTAATGCTTTTTAATGTATCATAACTAAATTCTTGTAATCCTCTTTTAGCAAAAAACATTACATCAGTTGTTTTTACACTGGGAATTAATTTTCCAGCGCCAACGTAACCAACCATAAAATTAGTTATCACGTCTTCTAATGTTGTATAAGCATAACCACCATAGTTGTCTTCAACTGTATCTCCAAAAGCGTCTCTATCTCCGTAGTTACCACCAAATTGACTAAGCAACTGAACAACAAACCACTCGCCGGGCTGAGGTGATGTTGTCAACTGTATCACGTTATTAGCTACAGTGTAACTTGAAGCATACTCTATAAAGGTTCCGGGAAATCCTGAAGCGCTTACGTACAGTTTAAAGTTATTTAAATTATACTCAGCTGTAGTTGGATCATAACTACCAAAAACTAAATCAGTATCAAAAGTAGTTGTTAGAGCAGAATTAACTATAGGCGCCTCGAAAGTTTGAGAACCAGCATAATACTGTGAATTAGTTTCGGTTATTAAACCATTATTAGGTATAGCCATTTGTTAACTTTTTTTATTTGCTTCGTCAGCTTGAACTTGCGCTGCAGCTGCTTGAACTATTTGAGGATCTCTTATTACTATTCCAGCATAGAGCAATACTTTTAATATAACTTCACTTTGTTCTGATACGTGTAATTCAAAATCAACACTAGTAGTAGTTTGGGAATTCCTATCACTCTGGTATTGGCCTAATCCACCAACTGTGAATCCCCATACTACATCTTTTGGTTTTTTTATGTAGTCTACTTTTATTTTATCAATTATACTTGTTGGTTTTACAAATAATTTTTGATTTTCATAAAGATAAGCTGGGTTTGTAGTGGTAGGTTTTGTAAGTCTAGATTGATTAGCATAATAAAACTCATGCCTATCAAGTCTTTGAACGACTTTTTCATCGTTATAAAGCACGTTGCCTAATCTATAAAAAACAACCTCCTCTGTATATGCGTCGTCTATAGGTAATTCAAAGTATGATAAACTACCATCCGTAGTGTACAATGCATTACCAAAAGTTTTGAAAATAGCTATTTTTTCATCAATATTTTCTTGTCTATCCGCGTAATCCGTATCCGCTTGAGGTATACGTAGTTGCTGATTAAGATCATCAAAGTATTTTTCAAATACTTCTAACTGTACTTGTGTTGCTACTGTATTAAATTCAGTAGGAGTCATATAACCCCGCTGTTCTTTGTTCAGTATCATTAAAACAGTTTGATATACTGTATTTACGTTTATAGCCATTATTTATTTTTATTATAATAAAGGAGGCATTACACCTCCCTTATTAATATTACATGTTATGAGAATTTTTTCTCTATAGATTGGAAGACTTGTATGCCTTCGTCTGTTTTAAAGAAAGATGCCATAGCTGAGTAAGGGTTTTCATCAAACGGAACCGTCATTAATTTACGTCCATTTGAAGCCCATGTGAATGATCGTTGGTCATCAGCTAGTTTAATAATCTTAGCCTCTGTTGCTCTAATGGCAAAATTACGTAATTGAACATTATCGTCATTTGCTAAGTTTAAGAATAGTTTAGGATTGTTCTTAGCGAACAACAATAAATCTCTTTTAAGCTCCTTAGAACTCATCTCTGATACTCTAGATCCAATCTCAACTCTTAATATAGCTTCAGCTTGATCTACATCTATGTTTTGCGCTGCATTCAAAGCATCAATCTCTAATTCTAATTCAAATAAATCATCTTGAGCAATTTCAATTTGATCTAGTTCTTTATATAATTTATGTTTTAGAGGATGATACAGTGATAATATTTTTTGTAGTACTTGATTTCTTTTAGGTACAAACAAAGAACCATCTTTAAAAACAATATGCCCTAAAGTAACTTCTCCTTTTTGCTCATCTTTAAAAGGTGAGTTCTGGTTGGTTGCGTATCTAAGCTCTCGTTGTTCATTGGTTTTCTCATCAAAATAGAGAAGCGCATGCCTAAGTGAGTGTTTAGAAGGGATTTTTAATGTTAATGGTTTTTGACTACCCGTTGTTAAATAAGTTCTATCTTTAATTTCCCAAGACGTATCTTGGACTGTTTGTTTTTTAGCCATAATATAATATAATTTAATAATTTAATAAAGGTAAGAATTACCCCCGTCAGTTCAACGAGGGTAAACCTACCAGAGCAAATTATGCTCCTTTGAATAATACGAAATTGTTAGCAGCTTGCACTACTAAACATCTTTCAGATAGGAAGTTAACCTCCATTGCATCAAGAGTACTTGTGAAAGCGCCACCTGCTGATCCAGTTAACCAAGACTTCATACGACGATCTTCTGTTTGAGAAGCTCTATATCGCACGTGTAAGAATGGTCTACGGATGTTAGTTCCTAAAATTTGATCGTAAACTGTAGAAGTTCCAGCTGGTACTAACAAACCTTCGATTGAACTAATACCTGTTTGAGCACCACGAGTTGAAGCGTCATTTAAGTATTTCCAGTCAGTCTTATAGAAATCGTAAGATCCTCTACGGAAACCACTAAACCCTAGGTTTAATGCCATTTCTTCAGAGTTTTCAAATAATCCATAAGCAGTACCACCTTGAGCTCCTGCAGAAACGCCAGCTAACATACCGTCAATTTCTAAAGAAGTAGCACGGTTTAAGAATAACATGTTTTCTTCAATAGCTCCTTGAGTATCTAAGTTAGATAGAATAGCATCAAAGTCATCTAAGTTATTTCCACTAAAAGCAACTTCAACGTTTCCTCTGTCGCCTACGGCGGCAAACAAACCTTGAGTACCTTTAAATCCAGCAGCGTTAGCAGATCCAGCAGCAGTTGCAGAAGCAAGCTCACCTTCAACCACACTCATCTCTAAGTAATCTTCAAAACGTAAACGAGTTTCTGATTCAGCTTTTAAATACCATAAGTATCCAGATGTTCCGTCTTCAGTAGCTACTTCTACCCATCCAATCTGAGACATATCAGATCCGTTGATAGTATATCCGTTACGAATAATAACAGGAGAATTGCTAAATTGAGTAAACGTAGGGTCAATACTTACATTAGTAGTTCCTGTGATCGCTCCAGCAGAACCATCCCATGAAGATGTTTGAGATCCTTTGTTAAACTCAGAACCATAAACGAATATCTTCACGGCGTCTGTTACGGTAGATATTGAAGAAGTGTCAGCAGCTGTATAAGGAGCTACTACTAAAGCACCTGTGTTTGGGTGAGAAGAAGTAACTATAGCTTTTAACTCAGCTCCTAAATCATCTAAAATAACGATAGTTTGACCAGGAGAAATAACATTTTGAATTAAAGTTCCAGCAATGCTAGTACCTCCTATGTTTCCTATTTGAATTCCTGTTACTCCATCATTAGTACAATCATTATAAGCGATGTGTAAACGATTTTGTTCTGACCAGATAACTTGATCTGATGTCATTGGCATTTCAGCTCCAACCATACGTAAGAATCCAGAAAGAGTTCTGTTTCCGTAACGCTCTACTTCTTGTTCGTAGATCTCAGGTAGATACTGTTGTGCAAAGTCTTTTCCAGTTCCAGTGTTAAACTGCAAGTAGTTAGACTGTAATAATTGTTGTGACTGCGATGGTATAATCGAGCCAAATTGTGGGGCTAGTGTTCCCATAATTGTTTAATTTTTAATTGTTAAATTTTCTTGTTTTAATTTTTAGCCTCGAAGAGTCTTGGCCTGTTACCGCTTTTACTTTCATCCCATTAATAAACACACTGCCATCTTGAGTTTTACGAGGCTCTGTGCTTATGTTTTTAGACTTAGCTAACTGGCTTTTAATAGCGTCGGTTTTACCTTGCTCATAAAAGTGTTGTGCTATAGTATCAGCGTTTCTAGCTGCATATAAAGCTTTGTGATAACCTTTAGTGTCATTTACTTCGCCTTTTTCATTTAGGAACGTCCCAATGAAGCTTGAAATGTCTTTTTGGCTTTCTGCAACCTTAACTGGATCTTTAACACCATACCTGAATTTTTTCTCTCCAACTTTAAAATCAAAACCTTTGAATTCGTTGTTAAGAAGTTCATCTGTCTGCTGTCTAAATCTGTCTTGATTAGCTTTTGTAGCAACTTGCTCTTCATTATATCGGTTAAAAAAGTCTGTAGCTCTTTGTTGTTCAGGATTAACCCCAGGTCTCAACTTGATCTCTGCGTAGTATTTATCCTTAACTGAATCCAAATAGCTTTTAGCTTTTGCAACTTCTTCTTTGTATGCAAGTTTTTTCTTTCGAATGTCTCTTGCTTCGTCTAAATCCTCATCAAAATTAAAAGAGTCTTCAATTACAAATTGAATTTCTTCTGAATCTAAGTGGGGTTTAGATTGTTTATAGTATTCTCTTAGTAGAGTCTCTCCATCTATATCGCTGTAATCAGCGTTTAATCTAGCGTAGTCATCTATCGTACCACCTGTTTCTTTCATAAAAGAAACTAATTTATCTACGTTTTCTGGTAACTCTTGTGTTTGAGTTTGCGGTAGTACTTCTTTTTGTTCCTGTGAGGTGTTGGGACTTTCAGTGCCTCCAACCATTGTGATCTCTTCAGCGTTATCGTCTTCATCTTCTATTATTTGAAGTGGTGACTCTAACTCTTCGCTTTTGATTTCAACTTTAGGAATCTCGCCGGGCTCCCGTACTTGTTCTTCCACTTTTTGTATATCTCCGGCTTGTTTATCATCAACCACTGTTCTTGTTTCTTGCTCTTGAATGGCATCTGTTTCTTCTTTTTGCGGTTTACTTAAGTCTATCTTAGTTACATCTGGAACGATATTACCTTGACCTTTAATTTTAGGAGATTTAGGTTTTAATTTAAATTCTCCTTCTTGTTTTACTTCTTCTGACATAATATAATATAATAAAAATTAATAATCCCTATCTAGGGGTAAATTGCTCTAAACCAAATCCATCTAAGTTGTCGTTACCTGATGATTCAAAGCTTTTAGGAAGTAGATCGTTTTGTCTTTGATCTATAAGTTCACTCTGTTGAGTGCCTTGCATTTGTAGTCTCTTGTCTTTTCTGTCCTCTATTTGAGCTTCTTTTTTCGCTGTTACTTGAGCTTGCATTTCAGCTAATTTCATTTGGTAACTAAACTCTTCAGCCATTAAGCCTCTTTTAATATTAGCTTCTTGTTCCATGCGTTCGATCTCCATTTGAGATTTAGCTTGCTCTATTTGAACCGTAGTTTGAGCTAAAGCTTGTTGTTTTTGAACTTCAGCAGCCGCAGCTTTTTCAGCAGATTCGGCATTGGCCTGAGCTTGAGCTTGTATGTTTTCCATTTGAGCTGCTCTTTCTTCAGCTGCATTTTCTGATTGTCTAAACTTTAAAAGCGTATTAGCTAATTTAATGTTTTGTATTTCTCTAATATCTATAGCATCTGCTAATTTTATACTACCAGCTTGTAAAGCTATTTGTATGCTTTTTTCTAATTGAGCTTTATCTTCTTCGTCAGGTTCTAAATCTAAGAATATACCAAACTCGTGAATAGATAATGTATCTATTTCTTTTAAAGTAGCTGTATTAAATGCGTTTATACTGTTCAATAAAGAAGCCTTAGTTAAAGGAAATTGAAGCATATCGCTAACTCTTAAGCTAACGTTTTCACAAGATCTTATAGTTAGATACATTAAAGACTGTAAGATATGTCTTGTAGCTGTATTAGAATTAGCTGCTGCTAGTTTTTGTAAACCAACTAATGCATTTTTATCCGGTGCGCTTCCGTCTCGAGCTTCGTTTAATCCCGTTACATCTCGTATCATTTGTAGATAATACTGATACGTTTGTATCATAGCTTGAATCTTAGAAATACCAGAAGAGCTTTGAAGTTCTTGAATAGGTACTTTACCTCGATTCATTTCACCGTCTTGAGTAAGCGATCTACCAACTATAGTACCAGTCTGGAAATACATGTTTAATGCTTCTGCTGGATTGTAGTTAGTTCCATTACCTAAATCAACCTCAGCTAATCCATCTACATCTACATAAACTCCATCAGGAACTAATCTAGCTAAAACTTGTTGTAGTTTTAAATGAGTTAATTGTATCATATCAGCAAAACTAGTTGTTCTACTGACTATAGATTCTATTCTACCTTGGTACATTCTAGGAGCTGAAATACAATAATTCATATTAACTCTAGTAATATCACCGTAAGGTCTTGTCATGTTTTCTGATAACTTCCACTCTAGCATAGTATCTCCCATGCCTAGAATTTTAGCTCCTGTATATAAGACCTCTATAGATCTTGAAGCTCTTTCAAAATTATCATTAGGTGGAGGATTAAATGTATCTTGTTTTTCTAAAGTTTTTTCTAATCCTTGCTCTGTTTGTTTTATTTTAAATACCTGATCTTGATATGTTTTGTATTCAAAAAACAGCACTTGATGCTGGTTAACGTCGCTATTAACCTGCCAATCACTTTGAGCGTAATTCTGACGGCCAGGATATTTTTGTATTGTTTCTAATTCCTCATTCGTTAAGCCAGGGAAAAGTTTTTTAATCTCGGGAAGCGTTAGGCTTTTTATTTCACCAACATAGTATATGTCTTCAAAATTAGGATCATCTGTAGCTGAATAAACTAAATTAGCTGGATTAACATAATCTATAGTTATACCTTCTGATAAATTAAAACTAGTTTTAACAGCAGATATACCTAACACGGTCAGATCATAAGCTAAACGTTTTTTAGTCTCATCAAACTTGTTAGCATCTAACACGTTATTTATAACCTCTTCCTCTGCTATCTCTATGCTTTGCTTATAATTAAGCTGCATAAAAAGATCTAACTCATTTTTATCTCTAGGTAAGTTTTCTGGATCAGCTGAAGCATAAAAGTTTTGACCAGTAGCTTGAGATAATTGATCTATACTAGCTTTATTTTTTATATCCCGCATAGCGTTAGAAGCAAAGTCAGTACGTTGTTTTAAAGCAAACGGATCTGAGGCAAATGAATTTAATTCATAACCTTTCTCAGTCATACCATTAACAACTATATCTACAAACTTAGATAAAACAGGTATTGGCTTCCAGTCTAAATTTAAATAAGATAAATCACCATTATTTGATAATTCATCTTTGTATTTTTGTATTGGCTGCTCGCCTCTAGCGTACAACCTAAGTCTATTAAAGTTCTGGAAATTATAGGAAAACCTATTCTGTCCACTGTTATTTCTAAACCACTCTTGTTCAATAGCGTTTCCAACAGCTAAACCATATTCAAATGATTTCTTTTCTTCTTCAGGTACCACCTGATCTGGAAAGATGCTATTATTATTAGTATAGACCATTTATTTATATTATTTTTGAATTTTCACCTGTATTATTATATTTTCTAAAACCTAAAGAGACCTTTGATACTATTCGCTGCGCTACAGGTGTATATCTATGTTTATTACACGCCATTATTGCTAAACCCGAGCTAATAGAGGCATCATGTTTTGTCCTGTTGTTAATATTAAACTTAGCCCAGTCTTCTAATGTTCTTTGAAAATACGTATCACCATAACCATCAGTCTTTAATCCTACATGGTTTTCTATGTAATCTTCAATAGCAGCCGCGTGAGCTTGCTTTATGTCTTCACTTGAGTTAGGTATTCCACCTATCTCTCTTTCTGTTACTGATAATTTATGTATAACCTTGTCAGGTCTGTTCATAGAATAACCTCGGTAACCTCTTCTTTTCATATAATATAGAAGCCTAGGTTTGTTGTTCTCTGCTAATATAGGCATCCCATAAAATACTAAAGCCATTAAAACATCTTCAAAAAATATATCAGCAGTCTGTGGTCTAGATATATATTCTAAAAAGAACAAATTAGGCGGCACGTCTTCCATTGAAAACTTAGTTAATCCGTGTAAAGCTCCTTTAGAACCTTTACCGTCAACAGTGCCAGATATATCATAACTATCACATCCAAATGCTCCGCAGTGTTCATTTCCTGGATATTTTATATTATTTTTTATATTGTATCTATTCTGTAATGCAAATGGAGGAACCCAACTAACAAAGAATCTGCCATTTTTGTTTGGCACAAACATTACTCTAGTATCTTTAATCCCACCTTCCCACTGAAAATTACCCTGAGTAACTACGTTTGTGTTCCGTAGATCTTCATTGTAATCTATTTGCTCGTATATTTTAGTCAAATTAAACAAAGATTCTTTAGCTTCATCTCTAAAAGCATGCTTCTCTGTTCTTGGAAACTGACGATAGTATTCATT